CAAATAATCCAAAAGCAGTACCTCCAGCGAATCCACCAGAAATAGAAGCTAACATATCGTCAAAATCAAGAGATGTTTGTCTCTGTAAGAATAACATGTTTTCTTCAATTGCTCCTTGAGTATCTAAATTTTTAAGGATAGCATCAAATTCATCAAGTCCAGCAGCAGCAGTAAATCCTACTTCTACATTTCCACGAGATTGAATAGCGGCAAATAATCCTTCAGATCCTGGAGTTGTACTTACACCAGCAGCACCACCAATTTGGCTAAATTCACTTTCAATCATACTCATTTCTAAGTAATCTTCAAAACGTAATCTAGTTTCAGATTCAGCTTTTAAATACCATAAGTATCCAGAAGTCCCATCTTCAGTCGCAACTTCAACCCATCCAATTTGAGCCATATCAGAACCATTAACAACGTATTGGCTTCTTAGGATAATTGGTGAATTAGAATATTGAGTAAATTGAGGTTCAACAGAAACTCTTGTATTAGCGGCTTGAGCACCAACTCCAGCAGCAACGCCACCTAAGTTAGTTCCTTTAGCATAAGAAGAGCCGTATACAAATATTTTTAAAGTTGCTCCACCTGCTCCAGCATAAAAAGTTGCTCCAAGAGCCACGTTATCAAAAGGAGTTACAGTAATAACACCGGTAGTTGTATTTGAAGCAGTTACTAAAGCTTTTGCTTCAGCTCCACTTGCTGGATCTAAAATAACAATAGTGTCATTTATAGAAATAACATTAACAATCCCTGCTGCAGGTGTAATTGTAAGAACATTTATTCCAGCACCCGCGGCTAAAACTACGTTTGTGTAGGAAATGTGTAATCTATTTTGTTCTGACCAAATTACTTGATCACTTGACATTGGCATTTCAGCGCCAACCATTCTTAAAAAGCCAGATAACGTACGATTTCCGTAACGTTCTACTTCAGCTTCATATACTTCTGGCAGGTATTGTTGAGCAAAAGTGGTTGAATCACCATTTGCTGCGGTACCGCCGTTAAATTGTAGGTAGTTGCTATTTAATAGCTCCTGCTGTGAAGAAGGAATTAAACTACCAAATTGAGGAGTTAAACTCATAATTGTTTGTTTTTTTAGTTAAATTTTTTTGTTTTAATTTTTAGTTTTGTAGAATCGGCACCTGAAATAGCTTTAACTTTAAATCCGTTTAAAAACACTTCTCCTTGAGTAGCCCTAGCTTTAGTGTTACTTAAGTTTTTAGAATTGTTTACAACTTCTTTTACGGCATCTGCTTTTCCTTGCTCATAAAAATGAGCGGCAATCTTGTCTACATTGTCAGCGGCATACATAGCTTTGTGATAACCTTTCGCATCTTTAACACTACCATCTGAGTCTAGGAACTTCCCGACAAGGTTGTTAATATTTGATTGGCTTTCTGCAACTTTATCACGATTCTGAATATTGTACTTATAGTTCTTATCGCCAACTTTAATATCGAAACCTTCGAAATTGTCGCTAAAAAGTTCTTTAGTACTTTCTTTGAATTGTGTGTGTTGTTGCTTAGCTGTTTCTTGCTGCTTATTATATCGGTTAAAAAAGTCCGTAGCTTTTTGTTGGTCTTGAGTAGTGCCCGGTCTCAACTTGATCTCGTCATAATACTTACTCTTCGTTTCTTCCAAATAGCTTTTGGCTTTTGCAACTTCTTCTTTAAACGCAATTTTTTTCTTGCGTGCATCTCTATCTTCGTCAACATCTTCATCAATGATAAAGTCTTCTAATAACATATCAATGTCTTCACCTTCTAAATAAGGCTTTTCTTTTTTATAGTATTCTTTTAATAGAGTAACATCATCTATTTTAGAATAGTCTGCGTTTAGTCTAGTATAATCTTCTATTGTTCCACCTGTGTCTTCCATAAAAGAAACTAGCTTCTCGATGTTCTCAGGTAAAGCTTTACCAAGAATCCTTTCGTCTTGTATCGCTTTTTCTACTTGAGCTTCAACTTTTTCAGTTTCAGTTACTTCTTTGATTGGAGAAAACCCTTCAGCATCCTTGTCGGACTCTTGTACAGGTTCTCCCACCTTTGTGCTATCTCCGGATGGTTTTTCCACAGATACTTCCTTTGTTTCTCCGATTTGAATGGCATCTTCGTTTGGTATTACCACTTTTATAACTTCTGGCGGAAGCTCAATCAAAGGCTCTTTGATGTTAACTCTCACCGGTTCATTACTAGGTGTTGTTAATTTTTTAGGAGTTTTCTTTTTTAATTTAAACTCACCTTCCTGCTTAACAGGTTCATTTGTTTTTTCTTCTGACATAATAAAATATAATTAAATAATTGGTTGCTTTCTACATGAAAGCCTGTTCACCCTGATCGGGTTGTTGTTCAAAGTTTATTGGTAAGCCATCATTTTTTCTTTGGCTTATAAGTTCGCTTTGTTGTGTAGCTTCCATTTTACTACGACTATCTTTACGATCTTCAATTTCACCTTCTTTTTGTTGAGTGTTTTGAACATCTAATTGTTTAAGCTGCATATCATACTGAAATTTAGCTTGCATTTCTTGAGCTTTTAATTGAGATGCTATTTCCATACGTTGAATCTCCATTTGATTTTTGGATTGTTCAAATTGAACATTAGCACCCATTATAGCTTCTTGCTTTTGTACTTCAGCCATAGCAGTTTTTTCTGCTGTATCAGCTTGTGATTGCCCTTGAGCCGCTATATTAGCTTGTTGATTTGCTTGATCTTGTTTAGCTTTAGTTTTACGTTTTATCTTGAGCATTTGATTAGCTAGCTTAAGATTTTTAATACCTCTTACGTCTATAGCGTCTTCAAGATCAATACCTCCTTGTTGCAAGGCAACTTGTATGTTGTTTTCTAGTTGCGCCTGCTCTTCATCGTCTGGCTCTAATTCTAAAAATATACCAAAATCGTGAAGATTTAAATTTACTATTTCGTCTAATGTTTTAATGTTAAATGTAGATATAGAATTTTGTAGAGCACTTCTAGTTAGTGGAAATTCTAATGCATCAGCTATTTTAAGCGCAATGTTTTCAGCTAGTTTAAGAGTGATGTAAAGGCTAGACTGATTAATATGTCTAGTTGCTACATTAGACGCGTTAGCGGCCATCTTTTGAAGTCCCACAAGTGAGTTCTTATCCATAGCTGTACCATCTCTAGCTTCATTAAGCCCGGTTACATCTCGTATCATTTGTAAATAGTATTGATACGTTTGTATAAGAGCTGCAATTTTAGCTTGTCCACTTGAGCTATTAAGTTCTTGAATAGGCACTTTGCCTGGATTCATATCACCGTCTTGAGTAAGTGATCTACCAACTATTGACCCAGTTTGGAAATACATATTTAATGCTTCCGCCGGATTGTAATTAGTTCCATTGCCTAAATCAACTTCTGCAAGTCCGTCCATATCTAAGTATACACCGTCTGGCACCATACGAGATAAAACTTGTTGCAGCTTTAAATGTGTTAGCTGAATCATGTCAGCAAATCCAATGCACTTACTCACAATAGATTCAATACGCCCTTTATACATCCTAGGTGCGCACAAAGCATAATTCATTTCAACTTTTGTTGTATCAGCATTAGGTCTAGACATATTTTCTGCTAGTTCCCACTTTATCATTTCATTAGAGCCTAATACTTTAGCTCCATTATATAATACCTCAATAGATCGTGATACTCTTTCAAAATTATCATTTTCTGGCGGATTAAATGAATCAGGCTTTTCTAAAGCTTTCATTAATCCTTGTGGTGTTTCTTTTATTTTAAATACTTGGTTATGGTATGTCTTATAATCAAAGTATAGTACTTGAACTGTGTTTTCGTCGTAATTACCCCAACCGGTTACATACTGATTATTGCCTGGCATTTTTTGAATTCTTTCAAGCTCTTCTTTGCTAATGCTTGGAAATTCTTTTTTAAGTTCAGGTATTGTTATAGACTTTACTTCACCTACGTAATATACGTTATCAAAGTTAGGGTCTTCAGTGTAAGAGTAAACCACATAAGCAGGATCTACGTAATCAACAGTAATTCCTTCTGCGGTATTAAAGCTAGTTTTAGCCACTGCCATTCCTAACACAGTTAAATCCATGTTTAGTCTTCTTCTAGTAAGATCAAATTTGTTTTGCGCAAGCACAGAGGCTATAGCTTCTTCTTCCGCTATTTCTACCGACTGCTTATAGCTTAATTGCATATGAAGCTCTAATTCATCTTTAGATTCAGGTATTGTGTCAATGTTAGGAGTTTGATACAAATCAATTCCCAAAGTTTGTTTAAGATTATCTAAATATTCTTTTGCTACCATGTCTTCATAGAGCATTGAAGCGTAACCAGTTCTTTTCTTTATTGACTGTGGATCTTGAGCGTAAGCTTTAATATCATAAGATTTTCCTGATATACCATTAACAACAATATCTACAAATTTAGATAAAATTGGTACGGGCTTCCAGTCTAAGTTTAAATAAGATAAATCACCGTTAATAGATAGTTCATCTTTGTACTTTTGTATCGACTGCTCACCTCGAGCATATAATCTTAATTGGTGAAATTGATTCCAACTAGTTAAGTATCTATTACCATTAGTACGCCCTTGACCAAACCATTCGTATTCGATAGCCTGCCCAACTTGCGTCCCATATTCCCAGCTTGCTTTTTCTGCATCGCTTACTACTTGACTAGGGAAAGCGCTATTGGTGTTAGTATATATACCCATTTAACTTATTATTTTTGATGTTGAACCTTTATTATCGTATTTCTTAATACCTAAATCTACCGCTTGAGGTTTTTGCCTAGGTGGATTAGGTGCATATCTATGCTTGTTGCAAGCCATTAAAGCTAGCCCCGAACTTATGGATGCATCGTGCTTTGTTCTGTTGTTAATATCAAACTTTGCCCAATCTTCTAATGTTCTTTGAAAATACACATCTCCATAGCCGGTTTCTTTTAAGCCTACAAAATCATTTATGTAAGTTTCTATAGCCGCCGCATGAGCTTGTTTAATGTCTTCACTTGAGTTAGGTATTCCGCCTAGCTCTCTTTCTGTTACGGAAAGTTTATTGTATTTTTTATCAGGCCTGTTAATTGAGTAACCTCTATAACCTCTTCTTTTAAAATGATATAATAATCTTGGTTTATTATTTTCTGCTAGTATTGGCATTCCGTAAAACACGCAAGCCATTAGTACATCTTCAAAAAATATTTCAGCGGTTTGAGGTCTAGCAATATATTCTAAAAAGAAATGATTAGGAGGTACGTCCTCCATGCTAAACTTTGTTAAACCGTGAAGAGATCCATTGGATCCTCTGCCGTCTGTAGTACCCGATATATCGTATGGATCACAACCAAATGCTCCGCAATGCTCATTACCAGGATGATTACTACCATTTTTTATATATCTTTTATTTTGCAATTGTTCAGGTGGAACCCAGCTAACTAAAAATCTACCATCTTTATTTGGTACAAATATTACTTTAGTATCTTGATGTCCATTTTCCCATTGGAAACTTCCTTTTGTTATTTGAATTGAATTTTTAAGGTCTTCATTAAAATCTATTTGCTCGTATATCTTAGTCAGATTAAATAAAGATTGTTTACTTTCATCTCTAAAAGCATGTTTAGTTGTGCGAGGAAATTGTCTGTAAAATTCATTTAAACTATCTTGATCAGACCTTAATCCTTCTACCTCGTTATTCCAATATTCAATTACACCTTGTATTATTTTTGTTCCGTGTGGATCTTCAACTTCTTTTTTTGGTGTGTTGAATACAGGTAAGCCATAAGAATCAATGTATCCTTCGTAGTTCCATTCCATAGGTATGAACAAAGAATAGAGTCCTGAGCGAGTCTGTCCATTGGCGTTTCTTTGAGTAACATCTGAATTGTTATAAAGTTTTTTAAAGTTTGAGCCTCCTTTGTCAAGTGAATTTGATGTAGATCCCATCATACACTTTCCAATAACTCTACTACCTAATCTAAGGGTGGTTTTCGTAACACGCCAGTTGTTGAGGATGTTGTTGGGCCTTTCCCATTTCCCGGATTCATCATGGACGAGGAGCCGGAGCTTCTCCCCATCGTAGGCATTATCACCGGTATTCTTCCAGTCGATGGTGGTGTCCAAACCGGTAATCTCTTTGATGGCTTGATTGGAATCAAGTTTTCTACGTGTGAATTTGGAGGCAGGGACTCTGTAGGCAAGTTCGGTCTTTGGACGGTCCATTCCGTCCTGAATCGGTTTGAAAAAGAAGGGATAATTAACGGAGATGGGTACAACTTTATCTGTGAACATCTTCTTAGCATCGGCACCAGATTTGGACAATATTCCGTACCGTGAATCCGTTGATATTGTAGCAAGGTTGACTGATTCAGCTGAGGACATAAATGAAAAGCCCGACCTACGGTTTTTAAGATAACACATTCCATAAGACCGTGTGTCTGATTTACAAGCTTCCCAGAAAATGTAGAATAATCTATTTGATTCTCTAAAGTCCGGTTGCCCAACATCAATTTTGGACCACTGCAGGTACATATAATTAGTGCCAGTAATGTAAGTAGGAACACCTTTGTTAGTGAACCAAAAGCCTTCTTCACGCCTTGTAAATTCTTTGTCAATATAGTCATACCATTTTTCTTTAAAGTCTAACGGGTATTCTTCCCAGTCAAACACAGATTTAATTCTATTTAATTCTTTTGGGTATGGTGTATAAGTCCATTTGTTTTTTTCAAATTCAACAACATCTTTTACTTTAGGCAAAGCTATTTTAAGGTTTTGTATTTCATAAACCTCACCTATTTCACCTGTTTTGCTTATAACTATTAAATCATGTTCTTTGTTATAACCATAATTCCATTTTTTATACCTATTCATTCTGTTAAGAACTTTAGGTTTTATGTAGTCTTTTAAGACTTTATATAAAGTTTGCTTATACATTTTTAGATCTTCCTTCTGCAAAACCTCTAAAAGATTTTTCTTCTTTTACTTCTTTAGGTTTTTCATTTAACAAAGCCTCTTCAGCTTCCAATCTACTTAGTATTTCAAAAGCATCAAATATAGCTAGCTTTTTTGTAGCTGCTGCATTTTTTAATCTATCTGCCGTGATATCATCTCCTGAATCAACAATAGCTTCTTTAGCTACTTTGATTAGCTCCTCAACTGCTACTTGCCCAGCTTGGATTATATTCAACTTCGTTTCCTTGGTATTCATATTTAATTACAATATCATTAGATTTCATACAATATAAACGCTTGCCATCAATTAAAAATTCCCACTCACCGTTAGGTGTATAACCTACAAGGTCACCAGGATTAATACCGAGTGCTTTTAAAGAACTATTGCCGTATTTTAATATACCAATAAGGCTTTGCTCTTTATCTAGCGTTAAAGACTGATTGTCTTTTATTGGAGTTATAAAGCAGCGGTCATTAAATGAATGCCAGCCCTCTTTATTTTTATATAAATAGATTTGATCTATAGCACAAAAATGTAAATCATCTTTGAACCAAGATCTGCTTTTCTTTTTAATTCCTTTCATGTCATAGAATACTCTAAACACGTTTTGGTGTATAACAACTATATCACCTATTTCAATACCTGTACTTAAAGCTTTAGGCGTTTGAATTACTTTAGCTAATCTATTTACAAATTTAAAATCTTCAATTTTTGTATTTACAATTAACTCTTTATTTCCTACCTTAACTTTATTACTGTATTTTTCCCCTACTGGTTCTACAATAAAGTCGTATATACTTTTCAATACTCTAGATCATATTCAACGGAGATAGCCATGTTAGAGTTGAATTTCTTCCATGGCATAACCTCGTTGTTTTTTTTAATGTGAATATTATAAGAACCATCAGATTCATTTAATAAAATATGCGATATTTCATGACCTCCGTAAACTTGTTGGCCGACTGAATAATGCATCGCATCAGTTTTATAATCAGAACCTATACTGATCTTTCTTATATTATTTGTCATCTTCTTTTTCGATCTCAGTGTAAGAACCGTCTTTTAAGTCAATGTTTACTTGGCCATATTCATCTTCTAGCTCTTTCTTAGTAGCTTCAATCTCTTTAGATAGTTCAGCTATTTGACCGTGAACATTTTGTTTTTGAACGTCTAGTACTCCTAAAGTTCTTAACCCTTCGGTTAACTTGGCTTGTTGCTCTTGAACAGTTTTTAATTGTTCTTCAGTAATCATTGCTTTTACCATTTCTTTTACTTTACTCATAATTTGATTTTATTTAATTGTTTATATTAATATAGTTACTTATATATTAGTTATTTACATATAACAAGATCAGCTTCCACAAATGGTGCTGTTACGCCTGTTATGTAGTCTATAGCTAAAGGTAAAAATTGCCCAGCTTGTACTTCAAATACAACTGATTCAGCAGCTGTAGGTATTCCTCTATCCACTTTTTTAAGTTGGAATGTAGCATCTACAGATCCACCTGGTCTTCCAGCTTCTACTATAGTAATAATGTCTCCTGCTTGATATCCACTTCCTCCAGCTATTACGGTCACAGAAGCTACTACACCTCCGGCAGTTACAGTTACTTGAACTGTTAAACCTCCGGTTGCTCTCCTAGGATTGGTGTCTAAGGTAGTTAATGTTGTATTAGCTGTGTAGTTTGTACCAGCATTTAATATTGTGATATCCGTGTTAAGGCCTAAAGGCACAGCACCTTTTGAAGTTCCTGCTGGTATAACGTTTATAATGCCGCCTTTGCCGCACCAAATAACAGAGCTATTTAAAAGATTACCATAAGTGCCTGTTTGATTTTCAAAAGGCCATGCAGGTATACCGTTTGGTGTTCCCACTATCCCCGTTGCTGCCATTGCTTTGCCGGCTATACCGGTGTCCATAGAAAATTTACTCATTTTTTTTTATTTATTACTTATTGATTTATATTTCTCAAACCCACGTGAACCAAAATAGGCTACGTATACGGTTGTTAATAGTTGCTTTAATAATTCTATCCATTCCTGTTCTACAGTAAAAGATATTTCGTGATGACTATCAACCCATATAAAAGCTATAGCCATAAACGATAAGAATATAAGCGCCATAGGACGCGTGTTTTTACTAAGCCATGAGTCAGATGACATATCCGACTCCCAGCGTTTACTTATTTGGTCTTCTGCATTAGCTGCAGCTTTTTCAACTATGACTTGAATCTCCTTTTTAATCTGAAGCTTTTCTTCGTCTGTAGTTGTTAGGTTGTCAATAACTTCACCAACATCTTTGATAACGTTACCGCTTAGCCATTCCCAAATTTTTTTCATTTATTTAATTTTGATTTTGCGCTATTAGCCTTTGACTTTCTGCATCATATGCTTCTTGTAATGCTCTTTGCGTTTCTACATCTCTCAACGCTTGATCGTATTGAGCCCCAGATATTTGATTTTCATCAGAGTTTTTATAAGTTTGTACAGTGGTTTTAGATGGATTTCCCCCTTTAAGCAACGTGCTTTTATTACCTTTTCTAAACCCAAGAATTGCAGGGATAGATGTTACTGGTACGTTCCTTGAATCATTAGCGTCTCTGTTTAAACTAGGATCTGTAGAGTTAACGACAGAGTAACCAGAATCCTGCCCAATAGTACCTGGTGGATATATTGGCGTTTCTAAAATAGATCCATCTTTGTAATTTGGAATTTTAGAGCCTTGCTCAGCAACCGCTACTTGATTTTTATTCCACGACGTAGCATTGTTATATATAGTATCATTGTCTTTAAGGTTTGCTAATTGTTCCTCAGTCATTACACTCTTCTGATCTGCTACAGAGTTATTATAATTGTCTACATCAATTTTGTATTTATCAAAAATGTTTTCCATGCCAACATTTGAATACTTTTGATTTAGAGGACTCATAGTACATGGGCTTTTACTATAACCCGGTCTTGCAATTTTATGTTTTAAATTCATTTTTTTATGTTTTAATATTTTGGACATCCACCACCCTTACAGCCTCGAACAAGATTTCTCAATCCACGAAAAGTAGGAAGTTCTATATTTAATCTTGGTAAATTTAAATTTAATCTTGGTAAATTAATGCTTCCTATTCCTGAGCGATTATAATTACCCTCTTGATTACTTGCCTGACCTAAAGAAGGTGAGGTTAATAATGTTGGCCTTGGGATTACTTCTGTTTTAACATCTTCACTTCCTGGAATAATTTGCGGTGGAGTACCTTCTCCTAAAACTACATCTTCGGTTGGAGGGACTACTATTGGATTTACAGGTTTAGGGTCACAATTAAATGTTCCAGTTCTTCCTGGCCCAGATTTTATGCCCCTGCAATCATCTGCATAAGTTACATCTCCCGGATCAAAAGTGCTTTTGAGGCCAGGTGTAGTTGTTACAACAGGAGGAGGTGCATCAGTACCAGGTATTATTTGATCAGGAGTTGTAGTAACTAACCTTCTTACTCTTTCTTTGTTTTCATTTAAACTAAACGATTCATTAGTTGAAACATTTTGATGCAATGGAGTGCTTGACCTAACTGGGCTAACACCTGTAAAATTCATTTGAAATGCCATTATGTTTTTTGTTTAATATATGTTATATAAAATTTACCATTTTTATTGGTAATTAATGCTGTTAATGTATTTTTATCTTTTATTTCAAAAACAGCTGTGCTTGACCAATTGTTTTCTAAATAGTAATTATTTAAATAAAGTTTTTTTTCTTTTAATTCTACATTTGTTGTTGATAATAAATTACCTGAAAGAGAACTTACAGATTTTACTTTTAGTTGATTGTTGTTTATTGTTATAGTAACATCCGTAGCTAAACCGTTTGATGTCCAATTTCCTAAAAACTCTTCTTGCGCTTTCGACACAAGTGTTGTAAGCAATAAAAATGTAATAATTAGATTTTTCATAATATTAAATTTAAGTGTTATATTAATATTATTACTTATTCATAGGAGTTTCTACAACGTATTTAGCCCCAGGGAAATGATAATCATATCCTGGATACATTACTTTAGTGTAACCTCTATCGTCGGTGCCGAGTACTTTAAACTCTACCCCTTTCATTGTTATATGACTCCCCTGTATAATATTTTGAGGATTATTAACATCAGGGCTGTTCCATAAATAACCTGTTTTAGATGTTTTCATTTAACTTTTTTATAAGCTTCAGCTTCCCAAGGCAAATTTTCTGCCCCTTCTTCCATGTCAGCTCTTGAATATTTTTTGCCTTTCCAGTATACGTTATCATCGTCGTAATCTAAGTCTCCTCTTTTCATTTGATCTAAGTGAACTTGCTCGTGAGCAATAACTTTTTCGCAATCACTGGGGTGTAAATTTTTGTTTAAAATTATAGTACCATTATTATTAGCTTTACCCATTACGCCATCTTCCATATCTACACTGTAAATTGGAGTGTTATCTACCTTATAAGGTGCGTTACTAAGTTTAAAAGCCATGGATTATTCTTTGTAAGGGAATATTTTATTTAATGCTCCTTTTCTGGCTTCACAACCGCAAGGGACGTTTAATCCCTTGCTTATTGTGTCAACCATTGTTTTAATACCAGTAGCCTTAGTAAACTTTTCTATGCTGTCTCCTAAGCCTCTTGATTTCATTAAGACCAGTTTGCGGCTGAGTAACTTACTTGAACCGCTGGTGCAACAACTACAGTTCGTCCTTGCGCTCCTGATTGAGCAACTGGATTTTGTGCAACTGAAACTGGAGATCCTACTGTAGAAATAATTCCACCTGGATTAGCTTTGATAGCGTCATTAATTGCCCCTACAATTGTAGCAGGCGCTAATGCAGCTGTGTGAGTTAATTCAAGAGTTTGAAATCCTGTAATTCCGCTGTTAGTTAATATTCTAGTTCTCGTAGCTGGGACATTTCCTGGTCCTGCAACATCTCCTGCAATTACTGATACAATAGATGAAGAATCTACTAGAATTTCTGGTTGCCCTACAACTCCTGTTAGAGGGACTTTGATAAATTTTGCCATTTTGTTTAGTGTTTAGTGTTAGTGTTAGTGTTAGTGTTTGGCTGAGGTTTGTACAGTCCTCTCTGTTTTATGTATTTTTTTTGTCTTTAGCTGCTTGAGCCATTGATTCTTTTTTGTTACCATCTCCGTCAATGTCCGGATAATCAGGTTGTACTTTACCTTTTTGATAAGCCATAGAGCCTTTTGATTGCAAAGGCGATACTCCACCTCCCATATGCTTAGATAGAAATGATCCTCCTGCTTGAGCAGCTATTGGATTGTCATTTAATAAGTTTGATTTTTCTTGTTCGTTAGATTCCATAATTGTTTAGTGTTTTTTTTCGTCGTATTTTAAATCGCCAGCTAGTTCTGAAATATGCTTTTCATCAGCCGTCATAGATGAATCGCTGTGTCCGTGTTTATTATCATAATCCACGTCTTCTTTAAGATATTTCATATGTGCTTCGTCGTCTTT